GGACTGGCCAGTCGTCCGCGCCGCAGCCTCGGCGGTCGCGGAAGATTGCCGCACATCCCTCCCCAGGCTATCCAGTTGCCGCGCGGTAGCCAGTTCCATCCCTCCCAGGGTGATGCCGTCGTCATAGTCCACCACCACAGTCATCATGGGGGCCATCGTGCCATTCACGGCGGGCGGGTTGGCCACCTCCGTCACCAGGCCGCGCCCAGGGACGGACGGAGTAAGAACGGCGTGCATCCCTAAGGCATAGGGCGTCATCTCGATCCCTTCGCACACCTGAATGATAATGACATCCCCACGCGTCAGGGGAACGCCCGGCGTGAATACCCACGTGGCCGTCTGGCCGCTGCTCAAATCGGACACATAGGCGGAGGTGCCGATCAGGCTGTAAGCGCCGTCCGTCAGCCGCCAAATCCGCAGGCAATACTGATTCAGGGCGGGATCGTCAAAAAAATACACGGTTGAAATACTCGTCAGGCGGCAGCTGTCGGACAGATGCCCGGCCAGAATCTCGTCTCCCCAGGTCATCGCGTAGCCTCCCACGATGATCCAAGTGTCGGCGGCGTCCCCGCTGGACAAGGTGGATTGCCCGGTCACCGCTTCCAATTCCACGCCCGCATCCTTGAGCGCGGCCGGCAATTTATTTGCTACAGCCTCATTGACCAATTCCCCGCTTTCCACCTGTTCTTCCAGCGTTTCCACAAGCTGCTCTGCTTCATCCCGGGCCGCTTCGGCCTGTCGTACAAGTTCCTCGACCACAATGGACGGGTTTTCCAAAATGGTCACGGATCCGTCTTCCGTTTCGGGGATGGAGACATCAAGAGCGCCGGCCACGGCCGCGGCCTCATTCGTTCCATCCGGAGGCGTAACGCGGGACACTACATGCACGGCTCCCTTCAACAAGGGGTATTCTTTGCCCGATGCGTCGGTCAGAAAAATATCATAAGCGCCGCATCCGGCGGCCAGCCTCGGCCATGTCACCAATGCCGTACTCGCCCCCGTAACGGCACAGTCCAGCATGATCACTCCATCCTGTACCACCGCGCCGCGGAGCGTCATGCCGCTGATGTCCATATCCTCACCGGATGGAGAAATAAAATGCAGCGCAAGAGACTGCGGCAGGGATTCCGTGGCGTGTACGTTGTAGTTGGCGGCTTGCCTCATGCACGCATTATCGCCCCAACGCGAGGGAGGGTACAACAATGTCAAAATGGGCTACGAACAGTCCTAAATGGGATAAAATTTCCCCGTATGTTTGACGGCGTGCTGACTCTTGCCCACAATGGGCCTGTTGCCCTCTCCTGTCCAAACTCCGGAAACTCCACGAAAGGAAGCCCATATAGCCCCCAGCAAGGCGTCCGCGCGATCAGGAGAAGACAGGTTGCGAGCCTTCATTTTCTCCTTCTTCTCGTTCCTGAGCCTGGAATCGTCCGCATATTCCTTCTTCCGGGTAGTCAACTGCACGAAAAGCGTCTTGTCCGACCGCCTGGACCTGATATGCACTCGCCCGGTCATGAGTTCCAGTCCGGCGTCATTCCAGCATTCCGCCGAGAGATTGATGTAGCGGTCGCGGTCTTCCGGAGGGTTGTTCCCAAAGAACTCATTCGGATACCAACCTGATTCATTAAAATCGCTGATGACAGCCAGGCCCATGCCCGGAGCGTCCACCCACAAATCACAATCCGCAATGCCCAGCCCCTTGAGGGTGGCAATGCACTTGCGGACACTCTGCACCGTGTCCCGCTGTCGTTCCGCGTATTCAATCCAAGCTTCGTTTCCGTCGCAGATGGCAAGGACTGTTTCATCCCCGCCCGCGGCAATGTCCAGGAAGGCCACGGGGCGCCCCCTGCGCGGCTCGTAGGGCTGCCGCTGACCCCATTCCAGTTTTCCAGGGTCAATGATGTACAAATCTCCTTCCAGCGTGAATTCCGCCAGCACGACGGAACGGTAATAGGAATCATCCTCATTACCCCCCACACGGGCCAGAATGCGGTCAATGCGCTCCTGGGAGATATGGGGGCAATCAAAGGCCGTTACCACCATCGGACAGAAGAGTTCTTTTTCCTCGTGGAAACAGCGATAAAATTGCCCTTCCGGCTTGCCTGGGGATGAAAGGTAGATGCAGAATTGAAGCGTACATCGTTCAATGGCGTCAAAGATTTCATCAGGAACCGTCTTTGCCTCGTCCACCACGAAAAACACGGGGGAAGAAGGATCATCCCCGGTAAACTCGTCAACGTCAAACAGACGGGCTTTCTTCTCGCTGCGGGGGTCTTCCTCCTCCTGTTCCTTCCGCTCATCCTTGAATTCGTCCGTCACACGCCCGTGCCAGCCTTCCGCCTTCCCGGCGTGGTTGGTGGAAAAGCCTTCGATGAATCCCCCTTCCGGCGTTTCCACGCGGCAATTCTTGAGCCATTTCCAGCCCGCAAGGGATGGGTTGTTCCGGTGCCGTTCCAGGGCAGGCCAGAGCTGGTTTTTTACCTGGCGCCATGAGCCGGACGTAATAGGCATGCGCCCACGGGGGAAACGCCACAGGAACCACAGAGCAAGGATGCCGATCACTTTATCCGTTTTGCCGGATCCGTTGGCTGCACGCAGGGCAACGCGCTTGCCGCGGGCGGCACGTTCAAGAGCCTTCATCTGCCATTTGTACAGCCCCGTTTCCCCCAGCACCACGGCGGCAAAGATGACGGGGGAATCTTCCGGCCTGACAGGAGGCCCTAGCTTTCTTCCTCTTCGGACCATATTTCTCTCAAGGCTGCCACTAACGGAACGATTGCTTCTGCTGGAAGTTTATGGGTCACCTCTACGTTTTTTTCTCCACCTTCCAGAGCCAGCGCCGCACGGTCTCCGTACTTCTTCGGCATCAGCTTGGCAAGCATCCATTTGAGCGTGTCTATTTCCAACTTGACCGCCTGCAGCATGGTTCCCCCTATTTCGGCACGTGGGGCCACTTCATGCCCTTTCTCCACAAGGTCAAGCAACTTGTCTTCTAGGGCGGCAAGCCGTTCCTCGCACGCGCGCGCGTATTGGTTTGCAAAATCCGCGTTCTCTCTGGCCCAATTCATCACCGTGGGATGGGGAATGCCTTCCTTTTCGGCAGCCTTCCTCAGACTATCCCCGCAACGTATATGACCGCAAATGCGTTCAGAGAGGGCAGCGCTATACCTGGAAACATTTCCCTTCTTCCCGGTCCTCTCTTTCTTCATTTCGCATACTCCTTGTTGATTTTTTCCCACCCTGCCGGGGGTATATCGTCCTGGCGGGGAACGTACGCCTTTCCGGAGAGTTTCACATATCCTTCAATCCAGCGCAGCCCTTCCGCGTCAATACAGCGTTCAAAGCTGGGGCAGTCCGCGTTATCGTAGAGGATACTATCAGGTTTACGCTCATAAGCGCTACATTCCATACTACCCGGGTTGAGCTTCTTCTTGGAGCACAAAAGGCATTTCATCAGGAGAGGGTGGGATGTTTTGCATCCTTTGAAATCAGACTCCCAAATTCTCTTGTGCGCTGGTGATGTTTCTTCTTTCATATCATTATTGTATCAATTCACAGTCAATGATCAATTTCCCGTTCTGATTATGGAATTGGAGAAATTTGAGGGTTCCTCCCTTCTGGATGATGATTTCATCTTCACTGCTAAAATAGGTTTGCGGGCTAAGGCCGTCCCAGTCCTTACCGGCCCCTGCCCCGAATCTGGAAAAGGGCTCTGCATAAATGGCACGGGTTTTCTTCTTCAGGAGAATTCTGAACAACACGGGACGGTTCATGAATCCTTTCCCCTCCGCTACGGCAGCAGACATGAAACCTTCGTCTTTGAGAGGGTTTCCCACTACGGAGAGATTGAGCATATCAACCAGCTCGTCTGTTATTTCTTCTCCTTTCCAGTTCAAAGCGTCTTTCAATTCCTTGTAAACCCCACAGCCACGGAAAACAACCATGTCTTGAGGCACTTTGCATCTGTCAATGACTTTGGCGATCTGTTTCGCCTTGGCGTTGGACTTCCCCTTCCTCAAATCGTTGTTGATGCGGGCATATCCATTTCCGGTGTAGGAAAACAAAGCGTTCTTTTCCAGTCTGGATGCCTTTGCCCACACTTCCCCGGTAACGCTTCGCAAAAGGTCATCAGCTTCCTTATCCGTCAACGGGGCAGGCATCTTCACCTTGGGGACATCTCCCAGGCTGACCGTGTGCGTGACGGCTGAGACTGGCGCAGGAATGGGAGCAGAGGGAACCTTGATGACTTTCTCCGCCGTTTCCCTGGCCTTTTTCGCCACTTCCTGTGAGGGAAAGACAACCTCATCAGATTTGTCCTGTTTGACTCCCCAGCGGTCTTCATAGACCTTTTTCAATTTGGCCTTCAGTTCCTCCGGCAACTTCGCCGTACTGGCCTTCTTGCCGTACCCGTACCGTTCAATCAGGTCAATCCCGAAGCGCTCCGCACCCCTTGGACGCTTCAACGGCTCCCCGGGTTTGAGTAGTCCCAGCCGTTCGCATTCTTCCCGGGAAACAGGCTCCTGATCCATGTAGGAGTTGAAGCCGAACGGCGGCCAGGGGACCTCAAAGCCCCCGAGGCTGGCGGCGTTCATTTCGTCTGCCCAAAAAGTAAAGTCGGTTTTAAGCCGGACAGCATCTTCGTTGACGACATGAACAAGCCGCTTTGTCTTGGCTCCCGGAAAGCGGATGAACCGGAAAGCAGGCCATGCTTTGAGATTGGCCGGTTTCATGGATGCCTCCCATTGAGCAGCCCCAATGCTTTGCCGGACGTTGGTCTTGAAAATGAGCTTCAGACGGGCCAGAGCACCGATGTTTTTAATATCGTTGTGATACTTCGGGCCTTCGGCGTCCGGTGGAACAAGCCCCTCGGTTTGGAGCCATTGAAGTGCCTGGTTGGAAAAGTCCGCGGCGCTTCCTACCTTGATAACCGTTTCCCCATTGGGTAAAGTCTCCTTTTCTCCTGTCAGATAATTCTTAATCAACCTGTGCAGCCGTTCCAGCAATCTGATATTCTCCACCTTGGAAGAGAAAAACTTGTTTTCCTTCATGGCAGCGTTCAGAGCAGCCCATTCCTTTGAATCCATGCCGGAGGGTGTGGGATGTTTTGCCAGGAATTTTTCCAGGGGTGTTACCATAGAGGCAATTCTGGATGTTCAAAGGGGGGAGGTTCAATCTTGCCAAATTGGGCTACGTGATGTTCCAGAATGCGGACGGCGGGAAGACGGTAGAGTCCGGCGGATTCCAGAGCATTGATAATGCTGTTGGCGCGTTCTTCGGCTTCCTGTCTGTCGTTGGTGCCAAGTCCCAGCTCGACAAGTTTGCCTTTCTTTCTGGGATCCACCAGAAGCGTTAAGCGCAGTTTGTAGGATCCTGGCTTTCCTCGCCGCGTCGGCTTGTTTTTTCGCAGGGATGGTTTGGGGGGTCTCATTTGTTGGTGACGGGATAATTCTGTTCTTCCTCGTATTTTGTGAGTTCCGCGGTCCAGCGGAATTGAATACGTCCCAGCCGTCCGAAGCGGTTTTTGCCGATGATCCACTGCGCTTCCGTGGGGTCGTGCTTGTCGGGCTTGTACATGTAGGGGCGGTGAATCATGATGATCTGGTCGGCGTCCTGCTCAATGGAGCCGGAGTCGCGCAGGTCGGAAACGACCGGTTTGCCCTGGGCGTTCCCGGCTCTTTTTTCCACGTCGCGGTTGAGCTGGGCCAGCACCAGGACAGGAATATTGAGTTCCTTGGCCAGGGATTTGAGGCCGGCGGAGATTTCCGAGACTTCTCGTTCACGGCTTCCCCGGGCCTGCTGGGTCGTGGAGCGCACCAGCTGCAGGTAGTCCACGCCGATGCATTTGACGCCGTGTTCCCGGACCATCCGGCGGCCCCGGGCTCTGATGCTGTCGATGGTAAGGGAGCTTTCGTCGTCGATGTGCAGCGGGGCGGCCGTGATTTTTCTGACGGCGGCCGTGAAATGCTGCTGCTGTCCGACCGTCATCGGCCTGCCGCGGCGGATGTCGTCGGAGTTGATGCCGGCCATGCCGTAGAGGATGCGTTCCAGGAGCTGGGATTTCGGCATTTCCAGGCTGAACATGCCCACGGGGGTTCCCCCGAGGCAGATGTTGGTGAGGATGTTGACCAGGGCGGCGGTTTTCCCGACTCCGGGCCGGGCGGCAAGCACGATCATGGCGCCGGGCTGCAGGCCGTCCAGGGTCAGGTCCAGGCGGCGGTATCCGGAGGAGATTCCTTTGATGGCTCCGGGGTTGTTCATGCGCCATTGCAGGTTTTCAATGATGGTTCCCACGGCTCCGCGGATGGTTTCGGTCTGGCGGACGCCGCACCGGTCCCGCAGGGCGGACATGCCGCGCTCGGCTTCATCAAGGGCTTCTTCCGCGCTTTTGAGCTGATCGCCGGCAGCTTCCGCCATCCGGGAGGCAAACGCGAGCAGCGCATGTTTTTTGGCAGCTTCCGTGACCATTTCCAGGGCGGCGGCGGTTTTGTACCGGGCAAGGGCTCCGTAGGTGGCCGTCTCCACGACTCCGGCGTGCCCTCCCACGGCGTCAAGCTGGCCCTGGGCTTCAAGGCGGGCGATGACAGTGAGGGCGTCCACGGTTCCTCCCGTGCCGGCGACGGTTTCCAGAGCGGTCCAGATTTGCTGGTGCGCCGGGAGGCTGAATGTCTGGCGGCTGATGCCCTTGTCCCGGAGGTCCGCAAAGGCCTGGGTGCCGTCCATTGCCTGGGAGAGCACCAGTTTTTCGGCGTCGATGAGTGTCTGAGAGTCGATCATGTTTTTTGAAATTGTTGATTGTTAAAGTTCTTCAAAGTTGCTGTAAGGGTCTTTGTCTCCGTTCCCAGGGGGTGGCGGATGGTTGACGGCGTAGGAGGTGGCAAAGCTGACGGCATCAGACTGCCACCTAGTCACGGGGATGCCGCTGCGGGTCCAGTTGACGGCGTCCCGGCTTCCCCAGTAGGCCGTGGCGCAGTCCGGTATCTGGTCGGGGGTTAAACGCACACGCCCCGCAAAGGCCGCGTCCCGAAGATGGGCTTCGACTTCCTCCACGGTGCACGGAGAGGGGGTAAGGGGGTGAATTCCTTCCTTTCTTCCTTCCTTCCTTACGGTTTTTGCTGGGTTTTCTTCTGGGTTTTCAAAAATAACCGGCTTGGTTTTTGCTGGGTTTTCGGAAATAACTGACGTTGGTTTTTCGTGGGTTTCCTTTTCGGTTCCTACACTGGTTCCAATGTCGGTTTTCCTGGGTCTCCCCCCAAGTTTCCCATTTTCACGGGCGGTCTTCCGGCGCGTTTGCACGCTGTCCTGTATTTCATGCGGATAGCCGAATACGACGAGATTGTCGCCGTCAAAGTGGTAGAGTTCGTTTTCCGCGCTGATTTCCTGGTCAGTCACGCCGCAGGTCTGCATCCAGCGGCGCATGCCCCAGGAGCGGCAGCCCTCAATGATGCCGCCGTTTTCCTGTTCGCAGCACCAGGCCAGCAGAGAGATCCAGGTGGCGCGCTGTATGGGTTCCGCCCCGATATATTCGGGGCTGGAAAACAAGGCTGTTGGGATATTGATGAATTCCATAATCAAAAAAGCGTCAGTTGGGGGTTGTAGTTCATAACCATTTAATAATGCATTCTCTACGGTGGTTTTTAATCCAATGAAACCAAGCGTATGCAATGGCTCCGCCTTCGGTTTTGGAAAAATCCCCGTTCTTGGCACAGGTCCGGCGTTCGGAAAACACCCACACGTCCGCGGGCGGCGCTACGTCATATAGACGGCGCCAGGCTTTGCCCTCTAAAAACTGGAGGCGCAAAAGCATCCAGACATTGGCTCCGTCATTGACGCAGGCAAGCGCACGCTCAACAAATTCGAGGGCCGTGGCATAGGGGGGATTGGTCATAATGTCCACGTCACCCATAGGTGCGTCGGCAAACTCCCAAAGAAAATCTAGCACGCTGGAATCAGGACATCCCCGGTCAACAATATCGGTTGCGTACACTTCATGCCCCCGCTCCCTCAGTACATTGACGATATGACCAGCTCCGCAGGCTGGTTCCCATACCCGCTGACGGAGAGGCGCGCCAGCGTTGAGCAGCTCCCTCACCATGTCCGGGTGCGTGGCGTAATAGTCTTCCCTCGGCCTTTCACCGGTGGCGAGATAGGATGCTCCCAGCGTAGCGCCAAGCGTCCTTTTATTCCCTGTCCAGTCTTTCATAAGACCTCCTTTCCACGTTGGAATCTACCGAGAAGAGCCCGGAATGCAGTTGCCGCCACTGCAGGAACTTGCCCGTTGCCAAGGGCTTTAAGCTCGTCCACTTCTGGGGCCACCCCATCATCAGGGCGACGAAAAACGCCGACACGCACATCCCCCTGACGCGCTTCCTTCCATTCCTGATATAGAGATATGCCAGGTAATCTTCCAGGTTGCATTTGTGATTGCCTTGTTCCGCGCGGCTCCAAGCTATGCCGTGCGTGCCTATGCAGGCCCGCGGCGTGGGCAAGAAGCCATAATCTGGCGCGGCGATGGGGTAATCCAACGGCGTCAGCTCCCAGCACAAGCCATTCCGCATCGTACCCGATTTCGGCAAGGTCACCGAGGACTCTGGCAAGTCCTCGTCCCACAAGCAAAGGTGAGTTTTCCAGGAATGCGAATTCCGGTCGTACTTCATTGATAATTCGGTGCATTTCCCGCCAGAGGCCGGAGCGGGCGCCGTCAATGCCGGCACCTTTTCCTGCGGCTGAAATGTCCTGGCACGGGAAGCCTCCAGATACCACGTCAACAAGGCCGCGCCACGGTCGTCCGTCAAAGGTGCGTACGTCATCCCAAACCGGGAAAGTCGGGAGTAGTCCGTCATTCTGTCGGGCGAGCAGTACGCTTGCGGACCAGGGTTCGAGCTCGACGGCGCAGACGGTGCGGAATCCGAGCAGCTCGCTTCCAAGTATTCCTCCACCAGCGCCCGCGAAAAGATGTAGCTCATTCACTCCCCCTCCTTTCTAAGATGTCTGCTTGCTCGTCAGTAAGGTACTGCCAAGACTGCGGCGGGCGGGTCATGCCGATGTCAGAGAGCGGCACTGTGGAAATCCTCACGGGGTCTTGGATGCCCCAGACATAGCAAGGCAGGTAATTCCGCAGGTGCTCTTCCGTCACGCAAGCTTGCTTCATGGTCCATTCTAAAATTACCTTTGGGGGATATGGTCGAAGTCCAGCAGTGGCAACTAAACGGCACTTGCCGATGATGCCCCGTGTCCCGTACTGGCCGGATTCATAGAGCCACAGTGTGACGGAGCCGCCTTTGTTGAGGCGTGGCGCATTTTTACGCAGTTCCCATTTCTTTTCCCCGGACAAAATTTTCTCGGAGAAAGGCCGCCTGACGGATAGGAGGATGTTAATCATTGCTGGCCTCCTTCCTGTTAAGCTCCCATGGCCATTTAAGCACGTCGTCCGGGCGGCATGAGCCTTTATCTGTCCTGATCCAGGCATCATTCACATCAACGTCCGTAAGTGTAGCCCAGTACTGATACTTAAGAGACCTGTCTATAAAATGTAACTTATCACCAACCTGCACCCTCATGATGGGAGGAAACAAAGAAACAAGCCTATCCATATCTTCAATACATGCCTTCTTGGTTTTCCAAAAATGGGAACTCTGGAAGAAGCAGTTGTAGCAACCAGCAACCCAATCGGTTGTTATCCCATGGGCATCATATCCTCGTATGGCTTTCAAAGGTGTGCCGCAAAGAGGGCATTTAGGCGTTTTCATCGGGGTCCTTCCTCAATCAAGGCTTTAAGTTCATCAGAACAACGGAGGCGTGAAGCATTTTTCACTGTGCAAATAAGGTGCTGCGCCCACCGGGCATGCCGTTTCGTGGGGTACTCCATGCGATAGCGGGCGATAATTCCTTTGTGGTGTACAATCGCGGCCTGAACTTCGTATTTCCCGTCGTCGGTTTTCTTCATGGGGCAAACCTGCTGAACGATGATGTGAGGATTCCGTTTCATTGCTCTGATCCTTCTTGCACAGTGATTGTTATTTGTGGTTCTTCGCCCCACCATTTATCCACGGACGCGGAATACACCTGGGCGTCATCCTCCCAAAATCTCAACCGGGTCAGGACATCCTGCAGGGTTTTGGCCAGGTTGTCCCAGTCCGGTTTGGTCGTTTTCGGAATGAGCCCGATCCGGTTTTTTTTCGGCTCGCTCTTGCGGTAGGGCCAGACGAAGGCCAGCTTCAGGGAGACCGGCCCCGTCAGGGGCCGGGCCGGTTGATAAGGTTTCAGCAGGGTCAGGTAATCGCTGATGACCAGTTTCAATTCTTTCGTGTCCGCCAGTTTGGCGTGTTTCCCGATGTTGACGATTTTTTTGTTCTGGTGCGTTTTCGTCGGGGGAACAATCGGCAGCATGATGGTTATCGGCTTGTTCATGGCTGTTGATTAGAAGGGGATTTCGTCTTCTTCCGCCGGCGGTCCCGCCGTGGCGCTCATGTGGTTGTTGGCCGGCAGGTCCGCCGGGCGCGGAGGCAGGGGCGCTCCGCCGCGCCCCGCCGCTGTCCTGTCCTGCGCCGCCATGATGGCCCGGGCTTCGTCCGGCCCCAGCACGTCTTCGCAGTTGCTGAATTCGGGATAAGTCCCGTCTGCCCTGGGCTTGTCTCCCTGTCTGACGTTGAGCCGGACGTAGCAGGGTTTGCCGAGGTATTCCGCCGGGTTGATGATGACCTGCTGGCCGGGTTGGTAGACGTTCCCGGTAACGTTTTTGACGAACAGGTCAATTTTCCAGGCCAGGTCTTTCGAGTTGGTCAGGTAGTAAC